CGTCAGGTCGCCAAATACAACTCATCATCCATTTCACCAGTTCTATTCCCAACTGTCATCTACAATACAGCGAAACTGTTCAATGATGCATACGTTCTAATAGAAATAAATAATACACCTCAAATTGCCGACACTCTCCACCAAGACCTTGAGTATGAAAACGTGGTTAAGATTGAGACTGGAAACAAAAAAGCGCAGGCAATGGGTACAGGTTTTGGTCGTGGCATTCAGCTTGGTCTAAAAATGTCACCACAAGTTAAAAGGATTGGATGTTCCAACCTGAAAACTTTAATAGAAAATGACAAGTTAATTATTAATGACTTTGATACCATCTCAGAATTAACAACTTTTGTGTCAAATCACAACAGTTTCAAAGCTGAAGAAGGTGCAAATGATGACATTGTGATGACTTTGGTTATGTTTGCATGGATGACAACCAACCAGTATTTTAAAGAAATTGTCAACCATGATTTGAGAAAGCAGATGCAGTTAGAAATGTTGAATCAATCAGACGAAGAAATGCCATCTTTTGGTATCTTTGATGATGGTACTGATAAAAATTACATCGTAGAGAGTGGTGACGTTTGGCTTAAAAAAGAAGAAGATTCGAATTCTCCTTCTAACTTTTTTATGTACTAACTATAAAACCATCAATTCATAAATATATTATAGGTTATTACTGCCAAATAACATTATAAAACAAGGAGAGTAAAATGGCGTTTCAAATTTCTCCAGGCGTAAATGTATCCGAGATCGACTTAACAACAGTTGTTCCTGCGGTATCTACTACAGCCGGTGCATTCGCTGGACCATTTCAATGGGGACCAGTAGGACGAAGAACACTCGTATCACACGAAACAGATTTAGTTAACAAGTTTGGGAATCCAGACGGCAACACTGCAACTTCATTCTTTTCAGCGGCTAACTTCTTAGCTTATGGAAACAATCTACAAGTTGTTCGTGCAGCCAACAGCAATTCTAGAAATGCTTCTTCAAATACGAACAATCTTTTGACAATTAACAATGTTGATGTATATGATACTACATATGTTGTTGACACATTAGGACAAACATTTGTTGCTCGTTACCCAGGCGCATTAGGAAACTCATTAAAAGTTTCTGTTTGGGATTCTAACACAGCAAATGCTAACACCCTCAGCGGTAATACATTCACCTCTTGGACTTACAAATCATATTTCCCTGCGGCTCCAAATACTTCGTCATTTGTTGCTTCTTCTGGTGGTGCAAACGACCAATTTCACTTAGTTGTTATAGACGAAGATGGTTTGTTTAGTCAAGGCGCTAAAGGCGCCGTTCTTGAAGTGTTTCCATACCTATCAAAAGCATCTAATGCGACAGGCGATGATGGTTCAACTTCATACTACAGAACAGTGTTGCGTGAACAATCAAAATATATTTACGCATTAGGTCCAGTAGATCCTGCAAACACTTCTGCTACGTGGGGGCAAACAGCAAACACGCAATTCTCTGGTTGCTTCATGGCAGCGGCTAACACCGGTTCAACAGTTTCACTTGCAAACGGTACAAACTTACCTTTGACAACAGCAGATTATACAAGAGGTTACAGTGAGTTTACCAATCCAGATGTAGTTGATATTTCATTAATAATTACTGGTGACGCAGGTGTGTCTTCAAACACCATCAGTCCTAATACAGCCATTGAAACTGTGCAACAATATACAATCGATTCTATTGCTGCCGCACGTAAAGATTGTATAACGTTCTTGTCTCCACCACAATCTGGTATTGTTGGCGGCGCAACTCCTGAAACTTCTGTTACCACTTGGATTACAACATTGAGCCGTGCATCAACATATGCAGTCGCAGACTGTGGTTGGAAATACCAATTCGACAAGTATAACAACGTGTACCGTTGGATTCCACTAAACGGTGATATTGCTGGACTATGTGTTCGTACAGACCAAACACGTGATCCTTGGTTCTCTCCAGCAGGCGTAAGTCGTGGTGCAATTAAAAACGTAGTAAAACTTGCATGGAATCCAACACAAGCACAACGTGATGCCATTTATTCTATTGGTGTAAACCCTGTTGTTTCCTTCCCAGGTCAAGGAACCATTTTGTACGGTGACAAGACTTTGATAACACAACCATCTGCATTCAGCCGTATTAATGTTCGTAGATTGTTTATTGTTCTGGAAAAAGCAATTGCATCAGCATCTAAGTTTTCTCTATTTGAATTGAATGATGAGTTTACTCGTGCCCAATTTATTGCTTTAGTTGAGCCATTCTTACGTGACGTTAAAGGTCGCCGTGGCATTTATGACTATCGTGTTGTTTGTGATACCACAAATAATACTCCAGAAGTTATTGATGGCAACAAATTCATTGGTGACATTTACATCAAGCCTGCGCGTTCTATCAACTACATTCAGTTGAATTTCATTGCAGTTCGCTCTGGTGTACAATTCAGCGAAATTGTTGGTGGCGTTTAATAAATAATAAGAAATAGGAGAAACAAATGGCTTTCAACGTAACAGAGTTTCGTGCAAATCTCATCGGAGATGGTGCCCGCCCTAACCTGTTCCAAGTCACAATGACTTTCCCAACATTCGCTAACGACCCAGTAAATTCTGGACAAGCACTAACATTCCTTTGCAAGACTGCACAATTGCCAGGTTCAACTGTTGGTACTGTTCCACTTTATTACTTTGGTCGTGAGTTGAAGTTTGTTGGAAACAGAAACTTTGCTGACTGGACAGTTACTATTATCAATGATGAAAACTTCAAGGTTCGTAAAGGATTCGAATCATGGATGAATGGCATCAATTCACACGGTGGAAACTTGCGTAATGCAGCAGCAACTTCACCTATTGGTTATTCAGTTGATGCTAAAGTAGATCAATTTGACAAAGCAGGCAATGTAATAAAATCTTATAAGTTTGTTGGTGCTTTCCCTGTTGATTTATCACCTATTGATTTGGATTGGGGTTCTAACGATACTATCGAAGAATTTTCAGCAACCCTAGCATATCAGTGGTGGGAATCGGACACTACATCTTAATTATATACGGGGGATTAATTTCCCCCTCATGTTTATTTGAATTGGAACTAAACTAATATGGCACTAAATCTTTTCGGTTTCCAAATCTCCAGGCAAAAGACTGATGTTGATCAACAGTCGGAGAAAACCTTTGCGCCGCCTTCTAATGAAGACGGTGCTTTGACGATTTCTTCTGCCGCCTATTATGGCACATATGTTGATTTGGATGGTACTGCCAAAAATGAAGTTGAGTTGATTTCTCGTTATCGTGAGATGGCAATGCAACCAGAAATTGAATCAGCTATCGATGATATTATCAACGAAGCAATCGTTCAAAACGATAATGGAAAATCAATTCGTATTGTTATGGACGATTTGAAACAACCTGAAAAAATTAAAAGGGCGATTGAAGAAGAATTTAGTATTGTTCTACGATTGTTAAATTATCAAAACATGGCTACAGATACTTTCCGTAGATTCTATGTTGACGGCCGATTATTTTATCATATTATTCTAGATGAAAAAAATCCAACGCAAGGTATCAAAGCACTCCGTTATATTGATCCACGCAAAATTCGTAAAGTACGTGAGATTAAAAAAGATAAAGACACAGGAACATCAGTTGACGTAGTACAAACAGTTAACGAATACTACATCTATAACGATAAAGTAACATCAGGTTCTTCTTCTAGTTACGGTCCAGTTGGTGTTCGTATTGCTAAAGACGCAATTATCAACGTTAATTCTGGTTTAATGGATTCTCGCCGTGCTGTTGTGTTATCGTACTTACATAAAGCCATTAAACCATTAAACCAGTTGCGAATGATTGAAGATGCAACGGTTATCTACCGTATTTCACGTGCGCCTGAACGTAGAATTTTTTATATTGACGTAGGTAATTTACCTAAATTAAAAGCAGAACAATATCTACGTGATATCATGGTCAAGTATAAAAACAAGTTGGTGTATGATGCACAGACTGGTGAAATACGTGATGACCGTAAACACCTATCAATGATGGAAGACTTCTGGCTACCTCGCCGTGAAGGAGGCAAAGGTACTGAAATCACAACACTACCAGGCGGTCAAAATCTTGGTGAATTGGAAGATGTAAAGTATTTCGAAAAGAAACTATACAAGTCACTGAACGTTCCAGTTTCACGTTTGGATCCAAACCAATCTGGATTTTCACTAGGTCGTGTTGGTGAAATATCACGTGATGAAGTTAAGTTTGGCAAGTTTGTAGATCGTCAACGTCAAAAGTTTTCTGAAATTTTTGACCAAGCACTCAGAGTTCAGTGTGTACTTAAAGGTATTTGTACAGCAGAAGAATTTGATGAGTTCAAAGAAAACATTTATTATGACTTCATAAAAGATAATAATTTTGCCGAACTTAAAGAAGCAGAATTGGTGCGTGAACGTCTATCACTTCTTGGCTCAGTTGATCCATATGTTGGTAGATACTATTCTATGGAATGGATTCAACGTAATGTACTGAGACTAACAGACGAAGACATTAAATTGATGCAAGACCAAATCGATGCAGAAAAGAAAGCTGGATTGATTATGGATCCAATGCAAATCGCACAGCAAGGTCAACAAGAGTTGATGAATCCTGATGGCGCTGGAGGCGCAGGTGGTGTCACTGGAGGCGGTGCACCAGCACCTGCTTCAAATCCAGCGACACAAGATAATGCACAATCACCCAAAGGTGATTTGAGC